TTCTTGTAGGTTGTAAGTAAATTTGACCTACTAATTGATTATTATCTACTACAGAAGGTGGATTATTAGATTCATCCATTACAACATTAAATGCTGTTAAACCTTGTTGTTGTTGAACAGTGGATAAATAAGGGTTTATAACAGATAAAAAGTTATTTCTAGTAATCGCATCATTTTGTTCAAATACAAAAGTATTACCTACTTGAGAAATATAATTTTTAAGTTCAATTAATAAACGTCTTACGTTTACACGATCTAAAGCACTTTGTTTTTTCTGTAGTGTTTTTTGCCCAAACACAACTACTCCGGATCCAGGAAAAGTAGCAATTGGGTTTACATTATTTTGATAAAGTAAATCTCTATTTGTCTGAGTTAAAGTTCTTTCAGTTTGTATTACTGTTGTCATAAGACCCCTATTTACTCCTGCAGGGGCAAACCAAGGATAAGCAACATTATCATTAAATGAATACACACCAGGTACTATAGTTGAAGCAGGTACCCAAACTGAATTACCATAATTAGGGTCAATGGTTTTTAACCAGGGCCAATAAGTAGTAATATATGAATTATCAAATGCATCTGTAGCTGTTGTTACAGGAATCAAATTTGAATTATATCCTACTACATCAATTATTGCCATAGTATCTGCTCTATCTTCAACCATAGTAGCTAACTGTTGAACTACAGGAAAATGAAGTGGATACTGTGTAGCATCACCTATTAACCCAGGAGCAGTAATAAAATTATATCTATATGCATCTTGATTAGCTAACAAAGAAATGGATTCTACGTAACTATTAGCAGTTAATCCTTGAATATTTGTATTAGAAATGTTTTCATAGTATGCTCCTGCAACACCTGTAGGAATATTTTTTCCTTTTCCATCTCCAAACGATCCACTACTTGCAGTAGGTATTGAACCTGTAAATTGTGGTTTTGGAGCTCCATTATTATCAAAGTAATTTGGAGTAGGTGAATTTATAGATTTAACTCTAACATATGCTGATTGGTTTGGATAACTTCCTGAAAGTTGTGTGTAATATTCTCCAGTAGATGGGTCATTAATAATTACTTCAGTTTGATTACCTATTACTCTTTCAATATAATTTGAAGAAAATGGATCTAATGATACAGGGCCCCAAGTTTCTAAAATTGAAGGAGCAGTTGTTGTATCATTTCCTTGTCTAATTAATATAGTAAATGTTCCAGCATTAACGTTAGGGGAAACAATTTGCCATCTAAAATTATTTGATGAACCACTTAATAAAGTCCCGTTTGCTCCTGTAGGCCCAGTACTATTCATTAATTCTCCTTCAGATAACGTTTCAAGAATAAATGCTTCAGTATTAGTACCACCAGAAAAATATACTGTAGTACTTCCTGAAATGTAATAGTAGGAATTTCCTGCTAATCCATTAGGGTTAGTAGAGGTAAGTACTAAATTAGGAGACGCAGCACTTGAACTTATAAATTGCCATGATGAACTATATGGAGATACTGAGCTACTAAAATTAAATGTTTGGGATGAGGATACTGCATAACTAGCTAAGGTAGAATTAGCAAAAGATGCAGTATTAACATATACTATATTTGATGCATTAGTTTGACTAGATCCAGTATAATATAATGTAATACCATTTACATTAAATGAACTTGAACCAACAGATGCAACACTAGCAGAAATAAAAGTTAAATCTATAGTAGCAGAAGCTGATGTAGCTGCAGTTGAAGTTGGAATAAGTGAGGATGAAGCTGGGGTCCAATCAGTAGTGGTACTACCACTGACAACACGGGTTACTAATAATGAAGTTCCTCCGCCATTAAAATAATTAAATGCTGAAATGGAGGTTAAATATGTGTAAGTTTGGCTTCCACTTAAAAAGGTAGTACCAAATTTGTTTTGATATTCACTAAAAGTTGTAACTAATGTAGGGATACCTATTTTACCTTTAACTGTTGGTCCTATGATAGCAGCACCTGCTTGTACAGGAGCTTGTGTTATAAAGGATTGGTCATTTTCTATTGCTAATACACCAGGTGATACAATTGTTTCTGCCATTGTAATAAATTATTTTATTATAAATATGGTGTACCCTAAATTAGATTATACTAATGCAGTAATTTCACCGGTTTCTGGATTAATGCTGGATCTGCCATATTTTTCAACAATTAACTGGTTGAATTCTTCTTCTTCTAGGGCAAGTCTATCTAAAAATGCCTTAGCTGTTTGGTGACGGTTTTCGATTTGGAGTTTAACCATTTCAATTTCACCTAACTCTAAAATTAAAACTTGAGTTTTTTGTTGAATTTCTTTTAACGTATTTTTTTCTTCTTCTGTTAAAAACTTTTTTTCTGAAACTATTGACATAAAATTATTTTATTATAAATATTATTATTTTCCTTGAAAAGCATATGGTTTTACATAGTTTTTGCTAGTTTTATTTTTGCTAGTTTTTGATTTAGCATGAATTCCTGGTCTTTTTTTCTTAGGTTTTCTAACAAATGAAATTACTTCTTTAAATTTAGGTTTTGCTGCCATTGTTATAAATTATTTAAATTATTAACTGTTTCTGTTGTAATAATAACCTGAGCTTTGCTATTGTATTTTTTAATAGCTGTAATCTCTTTTTGTATATTGTCAGGGATAATGTATCCAAACATCTTGATTGTAAATGTTCCTTTAATAATGCGGTTTGTATTGTCTGAAACTTCTATTGCGGTAGAGTATGAATCAATAGATGCCTTAAATTTAAAACGTTCAGGATCTCCCCAATATGAATCTGAAGCATAATTAATGGCTTCAATGACTTTATTCATTTGTTCAACATAATATGTTTGAATAGCACATGAATACGTTAAATTAACATAATCCGGCACTACATTAACTACAAATTGTTTAACAGGTTTCCTATTAGTTAATACATTAAAATTTGAATATGCATTTTTTGTACTATAATACTTAGTCCATGAAGTATATAAATGGGGATAATTGGCATCTAGTTTATTTGTTAAAGAACGGTTTTTATCGATTGTATCTCTTTTAAACATAATTAACGGGGCCATAATAGCTCCATTTTTATCTTTATAATATCCGTCTTTTTGAACTGATTTCCATTTTTCAGGGGAACCATATATTACAGGTACAGCTAATCTATTTCCATTTTGATAAACCGTTGGACGAATTACATTTTGAAAATAGTACATTATAGATTCGTCAATATCTTGAAGACCTACTGTAAATGGTTTTACATCATCTCCTTTAAATGACATCTGTTCAGAACGATTAAAATCTATTCCGCTTTGATCTTTACCTGTAAATTGATTAAATTGAGAAGGAATATTAGGATTACCATAGGACTCACCCGTTTCAGGGAACACATATGGTTCTATCTGACTATTTTGGATCTCTAATTGAGATTTTGGTTTGGGTTTTCTAGCTGATGGCATGTTATATTCTTTCTCTAGTTATTTGTACTTTATCTGCAGGTACATAATGTGCTGTGCATATAACAGATAAATTTGTTCCAAAATTATCTAATCCTGGGTTAAGTGGGTTTTCATTATATGGGTATGCTGGATCTTTTCCAACAAATAATTGATTATCATTTACATTATCAATTTCCCAATATGATTCATTCCACATTATGATATCTCCTACTTCAGGTAAAACATCTGCTCCATAAGGTGTACCGTCATAATTACCTATATCAGGACCCCCACCAGAATTAACAGGATTTTTACCACGTAAATCGTCACGTAGGAACTTAAATGTCATTGGTCTATCAGTAGTTACACCAAAGTCATCAACTGGGTTAGAGAAATCACCTCTATCAATTAATACGTTTAAAAGTACAGGTTCTTCATAGTATCTAGCGCCTGCTGCTTCACCATAAATATTTACTTTAGTTTCAGCAGTTTTTAATTGGTAAAAAACACACTGTTGAGTAATAATATCCCATAACAACTCACGGTTGAGATGCCTAAATAGAGAAACATCACGTTGTGTGCCAAATAATGCCATATTATCCTATAAAAATTGTCATTGGAACATCTGCTAATATATTTTTTTGACTATTTGCTTCTGCTTCTTTATTTGCTAATAAGGTTTTACGAGAAGTAGTATCAAAGTATGCCCTTAAACGCTCAATCAATGCATTTCTTTCATTAGTTGCAGCTGTAATTAAATCTCCTTGATTTAAGGTTACTTCAGATCCTGGAATTGGTAAAGTTGAATATTTTCCTCTAACATATCCTAACATTTCTTTTGTTAAAGCTAAAGCATATTCAAATATCCATGAACGCCCTATTGAATTAATTTGTCTATATGTTGGGTTTTCATATGGGA